GTCGATTGGCGGGCCGAACATCTCGCAGACAGCCTCTATCATGGGGCAGCGCATGTATGGCAGCTATCAGGGGCTTTCTGGTGGCACCATGGGGTCACTGGCCACCTACCCCAACAGCACTAACCCAACGGCGGCAGCCCCGTCTAACACGGCTCTGACAGCCAACCTCCCGGCAGGCCTTGGGGGGCAGGGTGCAGTCACGGCGGCTGTAGCAGCGGCAACAGACGGCATCTGGGGCAGCTATCAGGTTCGGGCAGGGACGGCCAACGTGCAAGGTTGCAGGCTTGTCCTTCGCGGGGTCTATATCGACTTGGTAAACCTTGGGGCGGCGGTCGCCACAACGGCCACGACCATTCAATTCTCGCTGGCCTTTGGCCATACGGCGGTTTCTCTGGCCACGGCAGAGGCAGCAACGGCCAAGGCCGCGCGCCGTATCCCCTTGGGAATTGCTACGTGGGCAATCGGTGCAGCCATTGGCGCGCAACCTCAAGGGGGCAGGATTTCGGTTGATCTTGGGGACGCGCCGATCTTCGTAAACCCCGGCGAATTCGTCGCTCTTGTCGGGAAGTTCCTTGCGGGCTCGGCCACGGCTTCGCAGGTGATCAACTTTGTCTGGATGCCAATATACGGCTGGGAATAAGCCTTGACTGACAGCCAAGCCGCAAGAAGCCAATGGAAGGCGCAACTCACTGTCATCAGGGCGGGTGAGCGGCGTCTTGCCAAGGTTCTAAGCGCAGCCTATCGCGCTGGGCTGGATAAATGGGTATCGGTCGGGGTTCCAGATATCCCGGTCGAGAACAAACGCGAGGTGACTACCGCACTTTCCCGCATGTGGTGGGATGCCACGATTGCGGGCGGAAACATGGTCACTGATCAGGACAAGGCCGCTTTTCCAAGGCTGGAAACCAAGCAAGACGAAATCACGCTATTCGAACAGATCATGTTTGACTTCGTCCAGAGGTTCGGCGCGGTCAAGGTGCAGCAAATCTTGGAAACAACCCGCAACCAGATTGCGCGCATGGTGGAGAAGGGAATAAGGGCGGGTCAAGGACAAGAAGTGATAGCCAAGGCAATCACCGAGGCCATTCCGCAATTCAGCCGGACGCGGGCGCGGATCATCGCAAGGACCGAGGTTCATTCAGCGGCAATGTATGCCAGCCAGGAAGTCGCCAGGACTTCCCCCTTCCCGATGAATAAGCGGTGGATCAGTGTCTATGACCACAGGACGCGGGATTTTGGCGAAGGCGATGGGGTTGCAGACCAAGCCAACCATCGCGTGATGAATGAAGTCACGGTAGGGCCGGAAGAGTTGTTCGCGGTGCCGACATTGGCAGGCGGGTTTGACCTGATGCACGGGCCGGGCGATCCGTCCGCGCCGGGATACCAGACAATTAACTGCCGATGCAGTTTGGTATATCGCCGAGTTGGAAGACCGTGGCCAAAGAGCGGGTAGTGTCTCAGTTTGAAATCGGAGGTCCTTGACATGGGAACCCCTGTCCCATCTACACGTTCCATCAAGACTGTCACGCTAATGTGCGGTCGGCGGCTTCACGGGTTCGTCTTGAACCTATGGCAAACAGTCCACACTTCTATGTGGACAAAATGTCCGCCAAGTCCCATCATCGGCCCAGCGCCGGATGGCATGACTGGCGCTGCAAGGGAGATGCAAGATGCCACAAGGACCAAACGGGCAGAAGCGCCCGGCGGACGCGATAGGCTTGGCAGTGCATGTTGCCAGGATTGCGACCGGAGAAATCGAGGATACGGAACTGAAGCAACCGGCGAAGCGCGCGAGCGGCTTGGCGGGGTCGAAGGCACGTCAGGAGAACACCACAGAGGCCCAGCGCCGCGAGATCGCGGAGCGCGCTGCAGCGGCGCGGTGGGGATGATGAAACACCTTCGGAAAAATAACTTGCCAAAGCCTGCGATACAGGCGGAACCCAGCGAAATTAGGGCAGGACGGTTTCTTGACTACGTCTTGGAAATGTATGCACCGCCATCGTCGGTCAAGCTGCGTTCTGTAGTGAACGGGCGCGCGGGCTTCGCCCAAGATAAGATGCGAATTCGCGGATATTACAAGTCTGCTGCGGAGAACGCACTTGGCCGCAAGGACTAGAAAACACACCCTTCCTTCGACGGGGAAGGAGTCTGCGCCCCAACTCGTTGAGCCTGAATTCGGCGAGATACTATCAAAGCTACCTCCGGGAACACCTCCGGAGGTTCTGGAAATGATATCTCAGTCGATGTCCTACTCTGGGCCGTTGCCGCTGCAAAGAGCGGGGAAGCCTAGCGCTATGCCGTTTGTTATGTTATAACCGTTCAAACTGCGAAAGGCGCGGGCATGGAAATCAAATCACTGGCGCTTGAATTGAAGGCGGATGACGCCGGAACGGTCGATGGCTATGGGTCTGTATTCGGCGGGATGGATGCTTATAATGACAGCATTCTTCCTGGCGCTTTTGCCGAAAGTATCAAGAAGCGCAAGCCAAAAATGCTCTGGCAACACCGAATGGACAAGCCCATTGGGGTTTGGGATGAAGTGGAAGAAGATGGCAAGGGGCTGAGGCTCAAGGGCCGCATTGCGGACACGGAACAGGGCCGAGAAGCGCGGCAACTTGTGAAGATGGGCGCGCTGGACGGCCTGTCGATTGGATACAGAACGCTTGCAGACGAAATGCGCGGCAATACGCGGTTTCTAAAGCAGGTTGACCTATGGGAAGTGTCATTCGTGACAATCCCGGCAGATCAGGCGGCGACGATCAATGGCATCAAGTCGCTGGCAACAGAGCGTGAATGCGAAGATGCATTGCGCGATATGGGATTTTCGCGGCGTGAGGCTAAGGCTTTTATCGCTCGCGGATGGGGTGGCGTCAAAGGCTTGCGGGATGCAGGCGACGATCTTCCTGATGAGGTTCTGCGGGATGCAGAGGCGATCAAAACGCAACTGTCAACATTCCTAAAGGAGCAAAGATCATGAGTGATGATCTCAAGGAAATCAAGGACGGCTTCGCGGAGGTTATGAAGACCTTTACCGCGTTGCGTTCGGACGTGGATGGCGTCAAAAACCGCGACGTGGTTGATGAAGCCAAATTCGACAAGATGGCCGAACAAGTGACATCGGCCATGGAAAAGCTGCAAGGGATCGAAGCCAAGGCCGCAGGTCTGGAAGCTGCCATGCAGCGCGGCGACTTTGGCGCGAAAGGTGACGCAAGCGCCGAAATCGAAAAGAAGGCCCATGCAAAACTTGACAGCTTCCTTCGGGAAGAAGGCAAGAACGGCATGATCGAAATCAAGGCAATGTCCACTGACAGCCAGCCCGATGGCGGTTATCTGGTCATGCCGGAGCTTTCGGCCACTGTGGTTTCGCGCATCTTCGAGACTTCGCCGATCCGCTTGGTGGCGAATATCGAACAGACCGGGGCCAAGTCGCGAACCTTCCTGATTGACGACGACGAGGGTTCGGCGGAATGGTCTGGCGAAAAGGCCGCTGCGACCGAAGACACCCCGGACGTTGGCGAAAAGGAAATCGCGGTCCACAATATCCGGGCCAAGATGAACGCCACGGCTGACGTTCTGGCCGACGCCTATGTTGATCTGTCCGGTTGGCTGGTTAGCAAGGGGTCTGACAAGATTGCCCGGACTGAAAATTCGGCATTCTTCGCAGGCAATGGCGTCAACAAGCCGCGCGGTCTTCTGACCTATTCGGCTTGGTCTGTTGCTGGAACATATGAGCGCGACAAGATCGAACAGATCGTTTCGGGTGCGGCTACGGCCTTCACTGCGGACGGCCTGATTGATACCCAAGCCGCTCTGAAGGAAGCCTATCAGGCAAACGCTGTTTGGCTGATGAAGCGGGCGTCGTTTGGCTCTGTCATCAAGCTGAAAGGGGCTGACAACTTCTATTTCGGCCCGATGATGCTTGCGGATGGCGTGCCGTCGATGCAGTTGCTTGGCCGTCGCGTCATCTTCTGTGACGATATGCAGGCAACCGGCACGGGCAGCAACCTTGCGGCGGCTTACGGCGACTTTAGCCGCGCCTATACCATCCTTGACCGGGTGGGCTTGCAGGTTCTTCGCGACCCCTACACTGCGCACCCCTACACCGTGTTCCATCTGACCCGTCGCACTGGCGGGGACGTGACGAACTTCGACGCGGTGAAGCTCACCAAGCTTTCGACCTGAAGGAGGTTAAACGATGGCACTTTTCGATACCGTCAACAGCAGCTCTTGGGTTTTGCTTGGCAAGCTTACGCTTTCCGGCACCTCGACTGTCACCACGTCGCTTGTGGACATGCAGGGCTACAACGCTCTTGACGTTGCGTTCGTTAACGCGACTGTCACGGACGCTGGTGCGGCTGCGGGCTACACCATCAAGCTGCAAGAATGTGAAACCACGGCAGCGGCCAGCTTTACGGACGTTGCTACCACGAACGGGGTGAACGCTGCGGTCACGACCCAGACCACGGTTGACACCGACGACGACAAGCTGACTGCGGTTCTCGGTTATACTGGGGGAATGCGGTATGTCCGCGCCTCTGGCACTGGAACGGCGGCTTCGGACGCTGTGGTCTACGTTCTGGCCCGCCGCTCGCGGTCCAGCGTGTCGCAACCGAATACGATTGTCGGGTCCGCGACTGCCGCGACCTGATCTTAGCGAGGGGCGGGGAAACTCGCCCCTTTCATAAGGACAGGGGTTCAATCCATGATCTACAACCGCAAGACGGTTTCCGTCATAACCGCCCCGGCAAGCTTTGGCGTGACTGCGGTTGATATGGAAGCCTTTCTGACCCTATCTTCCGGGCAAGACACGGCCTTGATTGAGGCCTTTATCGAGGCTTCCTATGACGCCATTCGGCAGTATCTGCGCCGGTCGGTTATCACCGAGACGCTTGAGCTGCGGATGGATGGCTTTCCGGGGTATAACGACGCTCGGGAATTGGCCTTGGGGCCTGGAATGCACATTGCATCGCACCCTTGGGTGACGAATGGCGGAGGATCGGTGATCGATCTTCCATTCGGGCCGGTTGCTTCGATCACAAGCATCAAGTCCTATGATCGGGACAATGCGGAAAGCACGTTCTCCAGCACTTACTATCGGGCAGATGCAAGCCGGGTTTTCTTGAATGATGGGGCGACGTGGCCGGTCAATCTTCGCAGCCGTGATGCCGTGGCGATCAGGTATGTATCCGGGGAAGCGTCCCCGCCTGCGGCTATCATCCAGGCGGTCAAGCAGCACGTCGCAGCTATGTATGAATGCCGGGAAGGGTGCGAGATGCCAGCGGCCTGCAAAGCCATTCTGTCGCCTTATCGGCGGCTTGATCCCATGGGGTTCTGATGGCGCTTTGCGGCAAATATAGCGCTGGGCAGTTGCGGCAGATCGTGGCCATTCAAGCGGTCACGAAAACGACCGACGCCATGGGGGGCTTCACTGAGGCATGGGCTGCGGTAAGTGGAGCGCCGGTTCGGGCGATGATTACAGCCGCGCCGGGGTCCGAAAAGTGGGGGTTTATGCGCCAAGCATCTGGCAATACCTTCAAGATGGTGACGCGATGGTTTGACGGGGCTACGGCGGCGCAGCGCGTGGTCTGGAACGGCAAGGAATATGCCGTGCTAGGCGTGGTTGACCCCGACGGAATGCAAGCTTGGCTGGAATGGCGTTTGACCGATGGGGCGACATCATGACCACAGTCAAGATTGAAATGGACGGCCTGGGCCAGCTTCTAAAGCAGCTTGAAGCGATTGGGGACAATGCCGAGGAAGTGACACTGCAAGTTGTGACTGACCTTGTGGCAGATACCCATGCGCTTGCGGTCGCCGGAATTGAGGGTGGGCCTAAATCGGGCCGGGTGTATCGCCGGGGGAATGTATCGCACCGGGCATCCGCGCCGGGGCAATATCCGGCTTCGGACACCGGTGGGCTTGCGTCATCTGTGAAGAAGGTTTTGCCAAGCCTCGGAAAGATTGAGGGCAAGGTCGGCACAAATGTTGCCTACGGCAAGCATCTGGAATTTGGCACAAGTAAGATGGCGGCGCGGCCTTGGCTCTTGCCGTCATTCAAGAAAGCCAAGATCGGCGTGGAGGCTGAATTGCGCGCAAGGCTGGAGGGCAAACTGTAATGGCCACAGCATTCACCACAACCGCGCAAGAGTTGGTCTTTTCCGCGCTGGATGGAAGGCTGACAGGATGCACTGTATTCGATACCGCGCCTTTCTTGCCGGAGGGCGCGCCGTCCACCTCATTTCCCTATTGTGTGATCGGCAATGACACCACAGAGCCTTGGGATACAGACGACACGCGAGGAACGGAAATCAGCCTAACCCTGCATTTCTGGTCGCGCGCCAAGGGCATGAAGCAGGTCAAAGCGCTGATGGATCAAGCCTACGATCTTCTGCATCGGGCGGCTTTGGCGAAGACGGGTTATTCGATCATTGATTGCATCTTTGAGTTCGGGGAAGCAATCAATGACCCAGACGGGCAGACAAAGCACGGTGTGCAAAGGTATCGGCTAACCATTCGGGAAGCCTAGCCTTCGCTATCGCGTTATGATATAACATCGCAAACAATGGAGGCCTTGGATGGCTGTAACTGCAACGCTTGTCGCACAATTCAAGGCGATCCAGACCGGGGCCAATGATTTCGGCGGTCCAAGCTTCACGCCAGAGGTCAGCAAAATCATCTCTCTGACCAGCGGGACAAGCGCTGGCATGGCGGATATTGTCTGGTGCGATCAAAGAACGGTCGCCAGTGCATCGAATGACGATCTGGACCTAAGCGGGGTCTTGACAGACGCCTTTGGGGCAACTGTCACGGCGGTTGAACTTGTCGCATTACTGATCATCAACGGGCCTGCAAGCGGGTCGGCCAATACGACGAACCTGACTATCGGTGTCGGGTCAAACCCTGTCGTCGGGTTCCTTGGCGGCACTAACCCGACCATTGGCCCGGTTCGTCCAGGGTCTTTCGTTTTCCTTGGGTCTTCTGATGCCGCCGGGTTCGGCGCTATCACGGCGGGGACCGGGGATATTCTGCGCATTGCCAACTCTTCGGGCGCGGCTGCAACATATCAAATCGCCATTTTGGCCAGATCGGCATAAGGAGCTAAGAACATGGCAGGCGCAAACGGACGCGCACTAACGATTGACTGGGATAGCGTAACCCTCGTCGGGGTTCGCACCAAGGGCTACACGGTCACGAACGACTATGTGGACGTGACGACCGATGATGATGACGGATGGCGCACGTTGCTTGCCGATCCGGGCGTCCGGTCGGTCGAAGCTACGGTTGGCGGGATTTCTTCGGATCAGGTCATCTTGGCCGAAATCATGAAGGCCAATATCTCTGGCGAGCCTCTGACTATCCAGCTTCCGACCACGACAGGAACGCTTGCAGGGACGTTCCTTTGTTCCTCGTTTGAACAATCTGGGGAAACGGACGGCGCGGTTGAATTCTCTGCTACGTTCATGTCGAACGGCGCTGTCACCTACACGGCGGGCACCTGATGCGGAACCATCCGGCAAAGATCGGCGATCTGGAACTTGATTTGGCAGTCACTTTCGGGGTGGCGCGGGATATCAAGGAAAAGGTTGCCGATCCAATGTTGATCGTCAATTCGGTGGTCGCGGCGCAGAACTTTGCGGCTTCCGGGTTGCTTCATAAGCTGCGGTTTGAGTTTGATGTTGAGAACGTGGCGCAAGTCATCTTCATCGGCGCAAAGCCAAACCATCCCGAATTGAAGCTGGCAGAGGTGCAGGACGCTTGCTGCGAAGCCGGGTTCTTCTATGCCCGGAATGTCGCGGCGGAATTTCTGGCGCGGTTTGTGGACAACACATCGCAGGAAGCCAAGCCCGAGGGCGGCGGGAAGTCCGAGGGGGAGTAACTTGGGCGGCTTTTGAGCGCACCGCTTATCAAGCCGCCCGGAATTGGGATATACAGCCTTCGGAATTCTGGAGCTTGCCGATTGATGATTTCTGGGCGGAACTGGACAGCAAGATTGAAGAAGGCCGCAAGCTGAAAGAGATATCTAACGGGTCCAAGAAGATGGCGTCGGGTGGATTTAGCGGTGCGGAATGGGAAGCGGCAAGGCGGAAACACGCTGATAAGATGAAAGCGAGAGAATGACCGAACTAGCCGCCCTTAATATTCGGATCACTGGCGACAGCAAAGACCTTTCGGCTGCGGTTTCGACTGCGCAAGGTGATCTGAATAAGCTGGCCACGGCTTCGCAGGCCACAAGCAAAAGCATGAAGGTTCTGCAAACGGGAACGGTTGCGACCGGAACCGGCATGGCATCCCTAAGCATGAAAATGCGCGGCGCTTCTCAGCAGCTTTCGCAGGTCGGTCAACAGACCATGGCGACCGGCAATTTCGTGCAAGCATTGGCAATCCAGCTTCCCGACTTGGGCCTTGCATTCGGCACGGTAGGCGCTGCGGCTGGTCTGTTGGCGGGTATTGCGCTTCCGGCGATCATGAGTGCCTTTGGTGCCACGGGCAGCAGCGCAGCGACGTTCTCGGAACAGATTGACGCCTTGAATGAAAGCATTTCCGCCATGTCGGAAGTGACGGACATGTATTCATCGGAGGGGTTGGTTAACCTCAAGGAAAAATACGGCGAGGTTACGATTGAGGTTCTGCGGCTTTTGGAATCGCAACGTGAGCAAGCACAATTCCAGATGGAACAAGACGCGGCGGCGGCTATCTCTGCGCTGAATGATCAGTATGGGATGATGGCAATCAACCTTGACGCGGTTGGCAATGCCGGGCGCAAGACGGCGCTTGAGATAAAGGCGATTGCTGACAGTCTTGGGATATCAGAGACGCAAGCGCGGGGGCTAGTCGCGGGCTTCCAAGAGCTTGACCGTGCTGCCTTGGCTGACAAGCCGCGTATTATCTCAGAAATCCGAACGCAGCTTGAAGCGGCGGGCATCAAAACGGGCGAATGGGTTAATGCGCTCAACCTGGCAGAAGACGCGATTCGCAGGGCCAACGCCGAGGGCGCGAAGGCTGGCGGATGGCTGGCCACAGCAACGGCGGCTGCGCAGGATTGGGCATTGGCGCTTTGGGATGCTGCAAGTGCGGC